GTTTCATAACTTAAAAATAGTTTACTGCTGGAAAATTGTTAAGTTGAAATTTAAACCCAATAGGACTTAAAAAACTAGTATTGATTGGTTGATCTTGTAATGCAGACATAAATGGAATATCCTTTCTGTAATATTTAGTTAGGACAAAAAAAAAGGGTGACTACAATTAAGTAATCACCCTTCTCACGTTCTTTAGGGGTAATAACTCCTAAAGACTTAACTTACATCAAATTGTCAACTCTGACAATTCTGTAGTAGTAGTTAGCGTTGGCAGTCAAAGCTCCGGTGCCAGCACTGTTTCCAAATGGATTGGTTACGAGTCCGTAACGTGTCTTGAAACCAATTTTTGGTTGAAAGGAACTTTCACCAACCGCACGAACCATTTGTAATGGAACGTAAGGACAATAGAAAAGACCTGCATCATAAGCAGATGAACCTTTGTAACCTACACAGACAAAGTTAGTTGCTGACGCACTGAAATATGGATCAACATAAACTTTGTAACGGCCGTTGAGTGTTCCAACGAATGTGTTACCTGTATCATCAATACCAGATCCGTCCATCATTCCGCCCATGGCTAGAGCAGAAGCAACGTCTGAAGATGTGATTATGATGTTACCTTTTCCGCGACGTGTTGACTTTGCAATTGCATTTGCATCACGTTCTACTTGGAACATCAGACCTTTGAATTTCTCAACAGACCAGCGTCCATTAGAGTCAACATCAAGGTCAAACACACCAGCTGTTGATGTATTGTGTTGTGCTCCGTGCTCTGCACCAAAATAAATGGTACGGATAACTTCGCGGTTAATCTCTGCCAAAATCTCTTGTGAGAGAATGTTAGCGAGTTCTGTTTCAGCATCCAAACCGTGAACGGCTTTAAGATCCTGTGCCAATTCCATCGAGTACTCACCTTTGAGTGCACGTGTTTTAGCTGTAACTGATACACGGTCAATTGAGAATGACATTTGCTGGAAATCTTCAGCAGCTGTACCGGCAGTTCCAGTAAGACCGAAAGTTTCAGCAGTTGCCGTTGAGTTACCAACACCCAATATTGCGGAGTATGTTCCACCCTGAGCTGCTGCTTGTGCACCTGCTCCGGAGCTGACCATATCATCTCCAGCGTCACCAGAATGTGTGGATTCTGGTTCTGAGTACATGGCTTCAGCACCACCTTGTGAATCGTAACGAGGACGCATTGCGAAAATAAGTCCTGTAGGGCCAGTCATTGGTTGAACACCACAAACATCATAAGCAACTAAATTAGGCATTGCGCGACGAATCATGGAGATCAAAACTGGGTCTTGATATTGTACTCCACCAGACGAACTTGCTGTTGGAGCAAGGCTGGTTAGAGATGTTGCTGCCTCCATCAAGGAACCGCGACCTTCCATATTTGACTGTTCCGCCATGGCTATTTCTTGATTTTCCAAAAGAACGGCGGTAACCGCTCTTCGGTATGGGTCTTTAATCTTGGGCATATCTTCGTGATCCAAGACCGGGGCCCACTTTTGTTGTAGTCCTTCAGCTAGATACATTTTTTGTAATCTCCTAAAAATGTTATTTGTTTAAACGAGTTAATGCAGAAGCATACTTACTCATAATTGGATCAGTAGTTGATTCAGAAATAGTTTGTTCTTCCTCAGTATTTTCCAATTCTTCTGTAATAGTTTCTGACTGTTGCTTAGGAAAATAATTTTCCTTAATGACTTCAAGTTTCTCAGAATATTGAGACTTGTCTTCAAAATCTATACCATCAGCCAATTTACCTAGTTTTTCTTTTTCGGTATCGGCGAGGTCTTCCGAAACTTCTCTCAAAGTTTCAGCCTTTTTATACTCAGCAAGTTCCTTTTTGATGTCTACACTTGTGTTAATAGACTCATCAAGTTTTTGCTCTAGTTCTTCAACTTTCTCAAATAGATCGTCAACAAGGTCAACTTTCTCTTCTGGAATGTCAATGTAATGCTCTGTAAAAAGGTTTTTGAGTCCTGTCATGAAATCTTCCACTAATTCAGAGCGGATTCCTTTTTCAACAGCTAACTCATTCTCTTTCATCCACTCTTCAACAACATAGTTGAGATATCCGTCAACCTTTTCGGTAACTGTGGACAAATGTTCTTCTTTTGCTTCAGTAAGTTCTTTATTGTAATCTTCTTCTAGTTTATCAATCCTTTGATTGACTTCAGAAAGTACTTTAGCTGAAACTGCTGCTTCAAATATTGTGGAAGCTTTAGTTTTAAACTCTTCAGAGAGGTCTTCACCATTTACAATGGCTTCAATGTCTTCTTTGACATCAATTTTAAGATCCTCTTTTTTGAGTTTTTTAGATTCTACTGGTTCTTCTTCTTCACCTTCTTCTTCATCATCTTCTTCTGTAAGAGTTGAACCCATGATTTTTGAAAAAGAATCGGAAAGATCAGCTTTCTTCATAGCATTAAGTTGGTTATAAAGAGCCTTAATCATTCCGGCTTTGGTTTTAGGAACAGAAACGGCTTCTTCGACCTCTTCCTTTTCCTCATCACCTTCTTCATCTTCGTTCTCTTCTTTTACTTCTTCCTCATCTTCTTCATCACCATTGGCTTTTTTCTTAGCAGCGTTAGCTTTTGCTAATGCGGGTGGTAATTCACCTTCTGCGACTTTAATTTTTCTGCCTGAAGACTTCACAGCAGCTACTTTCGCTTCTTCCAGTTCTTCTTCAGACTGTTGTTCCAAAATTTCTTCAGACATTGAAAATCTCCTAATTTGTTATCTGTGTATGTTTACTAATATTATTTATAATAACTTATATTTACAACTTGACAATAAAATCTTTAAAAGCTTCAACAAGTACGTTTTCACGGCCTTTCCTTGAAGATTTCTCAATTTTATCTTTGTATTCTTGGATCTGTGTCTCTTTAAGTAGACCATTATCCCAAACCCATTCTTTACCTTCCATGATTCCTGCCACAAAGGCGTCAGGAGCGGAGGGGTCAGCAACTATGTCGGCTGCTGTTGCAAGGTAGAAATCTCCCTGCACTTCTGAAATACCATTTTTTCCGGCCTTTAAAGAACCCATACCTCTTGATGAAACTCCCAATTGAGCACCTTCATCAATAAGGTTCTTTACAATCTTTCCGTATGGTGTATCTAAAATCTTAGCTCTTCCCATGAAATTTTGGTCTACTTCTTCCAACTCTTCAATCATGTGTGAAACTCTTTCCAAATTGACTGTCGGCCCGTCTGGATGTCCCAATTCACCAAAAGCTCTTTTCTTCTTGATAAACTCTGTAGTATATCGTTTTGCTTCTTTTTGAAGAATTTCTGTTGGATATACTCTTCCATTTCGATTCTTCTTATTTGCTTGCATGAAGATACCTTCAATGAAGTAACTCTTACCACCACTTTCAGTAGCTTCTGTAAGAAATTCTACATTTATTGCTTCTTCGCTAATTAGTTTCATGGTTCTCTCCGTTGTTATTTTTCTTTTGCACTGGCCTGACGTATCTTAAAGGCATCTTTCATTTTCTTTTTAATTAAAGGTTTTAATCTTTTTTTCCACTTACCACCCATTTTTTGTACTTTAAGATCGGCTTTCTTCTCTATACTAGTTTTTATTCCAATTGAAGCTTCAGGGTCTTTATATTTTCCTGCCTTATCTACTAATGTAATTGCTTTCTGTCTTACTGCCTTATTTACTGCCTTATCAATTTTATCTTGAGAAGGCGGTTTTTTCATAGACCTTTTTCTTTTTATGGCCGTGATTTTTGATTTCTTTTTGGCAATAATTGACCTCTTCCTTCTTTGTTGAAGAGTCAACGCTTCCATAAAATCTTTAAAAGCTTTCATTAATATGCGTCCGAAAAACCATGTTGGTTAAATCTGTATCCAAGTTGACCATTCTTCATGAAATTTGGTAGTTCAAATCCTTCCATTTTTCCTATCTCTATTCCTATCATATAAGTATCAGCTGTTTGCAGCACCTTCTGTTGTTACATTAACATCTCCAAGTACATTACTAGTATTTCCAGCTGCTGCTCCCATACCTATTGCTCCGATATGGTTACCACCACCTGCATAATTTATATAACCATTACCAGCTACCAAATAAGCAATAGTTTGTTCTGTATCACTCCCATCAAAGTAAATTCTAGTATAGTCAATACCAGATGGTAAATTCCACCAAAGTTTTCTGAGATTAATTGTTGGTGAAGCGATAGCCAATCTTGTACTAGCATGAGTGGCTGAAGAACAAAGTCCAGAAACACTTCCTGTTAAAGTTTTTCCAGTTCCAACATCTGTTGCAGTTTCTGCAGTCCAACCTAAAGGGGTTATATCAGTAGCACTTGTAACCTTATAAGCTTTAAAAGTTGTTGCTGCAGGAGTGTAATCTGTAACTCTCAAGTATATTGCTGTACTATCATTTGTAGTTAATACTTCTCCGATACACAAATTTGCAGTTGGTGCAGATGCCAAAGTTACTGTAGCTGAGGCATATTTTAACGCAGAAAGGTTAGCCCAGAGACTAGCAGATAGTTCAGTACTACCATCAGCAAGTCCAGTATGTTGTACCGAATACTTTGTGTTAGTATCTGTTATGGTATTTGTTAATTTAGTTATAGCCATTTGTTATCCTTTTAAAATCAAACTTCATTCTAGTTTGATGTTTAAGTGTTTTCATGTGCTTTTCCTAGAACCTTCATAAATGCACGTTCAGTTCTTTGGATTTGTTGAATAGTTCTATTTTTTTCTGAAGAGCTTAGCCCTTCTATATATTTAACCAAAATCTGCGATGTAAGCGGATCTATCGGTATATCTGCTCCATCATCTAGAGTAATTTCACTATCTTTTTTAGATTTACCCGCTTTGAGTAAATCATTCATTACACCTTCTGAGATAAACTCTCCGAAATTTACTATTCTTTGAGAGGAAAGTCCCTGTGTTTTAGCTAAGTCCTTCAAACCTCCACCTGCATCTTTTCCTGTT